TACAATATCTCTTGTTCTACTATATCTTTTAGCAGTTCTCTATTAATATTAACTAATAAATTAAAATCTCTATTACTTCCGAATAACATTACTTCTCTTCTATTGTTTGTTCTCCTATTTTTATATCAATAATATTAGGATACTTGTTAACTGCGTTATCTTTTAAAGCATTGAATGCTTCTAAAGACTCTTTCTGTGATATTATCTTTATTTTTAAAGTTTCTTTATTTTCTCCTTGTTTAGATGCTACTGTTACTGTTGTAACACCAGGTAAAGCTCTAATCATCTCTGCTGCTTTATTAGAATCAGTACCATCTTTGTATAAAACTTGTACCATAGCTGTATATGTTCTAAATTCTACTTCGCTAAGTATGTTTAATAGTTTCATTATCCTATATATAGTTTCATTGGCACTCCAGTCACCATTTTAGCATTAGCTTCCATCTCTCTTACTTGTTGTTCCATTTGTTCTACTCTAGAAGTACCTTCTAATAGAGTTCTTAATTGTTCTAACAAAGAAGTTTTCTCTGCTCTTGCGTCAGTTAATAGTTCAGCTTGGTTTAAAGTAGCTTCTGAACCAGGAACAGGTACTGTTTGGTATTTACCACGTACATATGCTAACATTTCTTTAGCTAATGCAGCAGCATATCTATAAATCCAGTCTCTACCAACAGAATTAATGTCTGTATATACGGGATTCTTAAAATTAGCATTAAATATGTTAGTTACGGGATTCTCTCCGCAGCAAGCGTCATCGCTAGTGTTAATTGTAGCATTAGAATCACTAGAAGTTAGTTTATCTACGTTTTTAAAGTATTCAAACCTTAATTTACCTGCTTTTTGGGGAATAGGAAATAAAGTTAGTTGATTATTCATCATTTCAAACGTATAAGCTGATCTTCTTATCTGATCATTAAACTCTATAGCTTGAGTTTTTAATATATCGTACGAAGCTGGCATTAAAAGAAAGTTAACTCCTGGACTATATGATCCGAAGTCAAAAGCATCCATTAAAGACTGTACTCCTGTACCAGTTCCTGCATAAGGGTCAAAATACCTTACAATAGAAGGTGGAGCTTCGTAAAAAATACGTCTTATCTCTATACCACCTTCAATATTGTTATCTACTGCCCATTGATTAAGGTCATAGTCTTGTTGGTTGGATACTAAATCTAAATTACCTGAGTATTTAGTTACATCTCCTCCAACTTCAGCTTCAGTACCGTATTGTTGGCTATATCTTATCTGTTCGTTAAGGTTAGGTTTAATTAAAGTATTGTTTTGTACTTCTGATTGCTTAGTTCCTTGTAGGTTAAGAAAGTTTTGCTTTATTATAGAAGCATAAACCTCATTACCGTACGTAGTAATAGCTTCTTCAAAGCATGCGTAGAAAGATCCTGATTGTAATTCAACATCCATTAAAGGAAATCCTAATTTAGTAGCACAGAAAAATGCTACCTTATCAGCATCAGTTTGAAACTGACTATCTGAGTCATAAAATCCGAATGGTGTTTGTCCGGCTGCAAACGTACTTGAGCCGCCGTAAGTTACTATATTTGCCATAATTAAGATGTTGTTATATAATATTCGATTTTAGCAGCTCCTGATATAGGTTCTACTAATATATCTCTAATATTATCATAATTAATATTTGCAGTATAGCTTCCTGTCATTTCATTAGAAGTAACCATAAAGCTTCCTCCTGGGTTAATCTTCTGATGAAAGTTTTCTTTTGAGCTTGATATTTCAAGATTTACACTATATGTGTCATTTAAATTACTAATTCTTCCATAAACTATAGAACCAGTAATAAAGGTTCCTCTATCTACTGCACCGTTATACGAAAATATTCTAGTCTTAGATCCCGAAGGAGCTAAAAGAGTTCTATGGTCTAAATAATTTACACCTGAATATGTTTTGCTGTAGACATTGTTCTTATTATTTTCGTCTAGAGTGAGGTTCTCTAAGATTACTACTTGTACATTTGCCATACTATTACGTTTTCTTTTATAAATAGCATAAAAAAAAGAGGGCTTACGCCCCCTTCTTCTAAAAATTGAAAGTTTTAAGTTAATCTTTTTTGAAGATGTAATATAAGACCATCGCACCTACTAAGCCTAGTAAGCCTTCGTTACTTAATCCGCCTAATATACCCATGATATTATCTACCACTGATACTTCAGGCCAGAACGGTATAGCAGCACCCTTAAAGAGCACTTCTAGAACAACGCCAAGAGCTATTACACTCATGCCGATTTTAGTAAGGTCGTCGGCCCATAGACCAACTTTTTTAAATAAATCCATATAATTGATTTTAGTTAAACAAAAGGTAACTGTTAACTTGTGAAAGGAATTCCATCTTATATAAATAGGCAAAAAAAAAAGAGGCCCGTTAGGACCTCTCTTTCTTATAAAATTCTATAAGTTAGAATCTTAGATTAGACCGTGGTCAGATACAAAGATTTTACCGTAGAATTCTGGTCTGATCATCTTCTTAGCATATCTTGTCATAAGACCTTTTCTTGGTGTAAAAGTCTCTGGGTCATATACTAGAGGAGTCATCATTAATGGTACATATGGTGCATATACAGCTCCTGTTTCTAGGAATTGTGAACCTCTGTATCCCATTAGGATTATGTTTTCTAACATATAAGGGTTTTTGTATACTTTGAATCTGTTAGCAAAGCTACCGACTCTCTGTACTCCCATGTTAAATTCAGCCTGATCTCCATCAGTTGAAGCAGCATATCCTGGAATAGATTCTAAGATTGTTGCAATGTTTGGAGAACATACAAGGAAGTTTGCACCACCTCTTAATGTTTTTTGGTGAATTTTGTTAGATACCTTTTGGATTTTAGTTCCTAAAGTTTGGAACCACTGTCCTTGAGTATTATAGAATCCTCCTGATCCAGCAGCACTAGTTACGAATTTAGATCCGTCCCAGTTTTTGTTAGATTTAGCTGACCATTTATCAGTAGTGTTAGCGTCTTGGATTAACATATCTAAAATTTCTAGGTCAATCTCCATAGAGATGTACTCAGATAATAAAGATGTTAATTCAGCTTCAGCGTCAATACTATGGTAAGCATTTAAGTCTTGAGAGAATTCAGGTGTCCATTGTGCTTTTAACTTTCTAGTCTTAGCAACAATTGCTTCGCTAGATAGTTTAACATCAATAGATGGAATAGAGATAGATGTATCTACTGCTCTTCCTGAGTCAGCTTCAAAGTCTCCTCTATCGTTATCAACTGGTTGTTTATGATAAATAACAGATCCGTTGAATGCAGTTTCTACTACAGTATCAGCTTTTGCAATAACGAATGTTACGTCAGTTCCTGATACAGAAGTATATTTAGGTCTCGTTACATCTGTAGATCCAGATAAGATTCTAAATGCTCTTACACCTTTAAGGTCAGCATTTAATCCACTTAAAGCAGCAGCTACAGTATAGAAATCTGAAGGTTGTACTCCGTCTTCATAGTTGATAGAAGCAGAATTAGCAGATCCAGTTGCTACAGCAGACATAGCTTTAGATGCACTATTGATAGTGTATCCAAATTGTCCAGCTCCGTAAAGACCTCCTGAAGGATCAGTATCAGCAGCCATTTTACTAGCTCCTTCTGATACGTTTCCGTATAAATTGTCTCCAGCAGCTCTTCCATTTCTAGAGTCTCCATATTTGAAGTCTAAATAGAATACAAGTCCTGAAGGTAAATTCATTGGTTGTACAGATACGAAATCTTGAGATACGATTTGAGCGAATACTTTTCTTACTAATGGTAAGACAACACCAGCCCATTGTTCACCAGCGCCTGCAGAGAAAGATCCTCCACCAACGTTAGTTGTGTTTGCTTCAGAGACTACTTGTTTTGCTTGGTTTTCAAGAATCATAGCCATATTGTTTTTGACTTTGCTATCCTCGATACCTTCTAACAAACCAGATTGAGCCCACTTTTCAGCAAGTTTTGCAGAGTCCTCTTGTAAATTCTTGTAAGAATTAGAGCCCTCTAATAATTGGTTAATTTCCATTTTAATTTAATTTTTTAAGATTATTGTTTAATAATACCGGCTAACATTTGCATTCTTCTTACCGTATCAGATACTTCAGCAATTACTTCTGGCTTACTTGCAGTAGTTCCAGTAGCTTTACTTGCCATACCTAATTTAGTTTTCGATTCTTTGATAGATTTAGTAGATTCTTTTTTACCTACTACACTATCAGAAACAGTTTCGAATACAAGTTTAACTTCTTTTACGCTCTCTGCTTTATCAAAAGCAGCGATAATGTTTACTTTTTGACTTTCTGAAAGGTCATTTGACTTGAAAATCTTGTTAACGTAAAGTAGTTTAGAATTTAATAGATTAACCTCATTAAGGTCTTTCTTCAACGTTTCAATCGTTTGTAAAGCTTCTTTTAACTCTTCTTTCATAACACCAGACTGTACGTTGTTGATGTTGTGATCTTTAGTGTCAGATTCAGCTTCCATTTGATTATTCGTGTCTTCATCCATATCTTTCTTTTTACCTTCGTCTTTGTGGTCTTCTTTAGCCTCTTCAACGTTTTCGTCTTTGTCATCGTGCTTAGCTTCTTCAACTTCTTCTGAAGTTTCTGCTTCTAATTCTCTTAGAAGCTCATCTAAGTCGATTTCTTCTTCGTCTTCTGGTGCATCCATAGCGTCCATATCTGCTGCAGGTTCATCACCTATAGCTTCGATATCTCCACCATCCATGTCATCAGCTGGAAGTTCTTCGCCGTGACCTCCTTCTTGAGCGATAATATCTCTTACTAACTCTTTGAACTGGTCAATAGATAGTTTAGAAATATCTTCATCTCCGTCTGGCATATCATCCTCGGCTGGTTCTTCGATAGGAGCATCGTCTTCAGATTCTTCTGAATCATCCTCTGCTTCATCGTGTTCAGCTTCAGCTACTTCTGGCTCTTCTGTTAGATCTTCTTCTACTGTTTCATGCTTTTCGTCATCTTTAGGAGCTTCTTCGATAGTTTCATCTTTTTTATCGTCATGTTTTGCTTCTTCCATTTCTTTTTCGTCTTTCTTTGGAGCTTCTTCAATTTTAGTTTCTTCCATTTCTTGAAGTTTAGCGGCTAACATGTCTTTAAGATGAGGTGTCAAAGATTCTTCTAAAGCTTCCTTTGCATTTGCAATAGCAGCTTCTCTTACAGATTTAGCTTCAGCAATAGCTTGCTTGAATAAATCTTTACTCATTATAAAAATAATTTGTGGTTTCGTACGATTATTGAAATCGTAATGTGAAGTTAGTTATGTGTTATTAATACAGTATAAGTGACTGTATATTCTTATATAAATATATACTTATTCTGAAAAAGCAATTATGCTCTTAAAATATCGTTAAGAATATTGTCTAACTTAGCAAACTTACTTACTTTAGCTTTACCCTCTTGTAGTGATACAGGGTTCATAAAAGCACCGTGTGTAGATGGATTAGATACAAAATCCCAGCATACTAATTCAAAGTCTGGTTGTACTTCTAATTGTCCTTCATTAGTTTGTTTAACAGAACCTGTACCTCTAGATGAGATACCAATTGTATGTCCTGCTTTAATAATTTCTTTTACTATATTACCAGCCGGTGTATTAAGTAGTTCTACCTTACCCATAAGGTCGTTTCCTTTCCAGTATAACTCTTTTACTATGTGTGAAGCGTTCTTTAGAGAGACAACAGGAGATTCAGGATGATCTAGTTCTCCGAATGCATTACCTCTGTCTACGAATTCTTTAACGTATTTAGCAGCTTCTCTTTGTAATATATCTTTTGAATATGTTCTACCGTTTTGATTCTCTGCAACTGCTCTTTGCATAACACCCTCAACTTCAAATACTCCAGGTCTTTCTTTAGACTCTCTAAGTACTGATTTAAATGGGGTAACGTCTACTAATAGTTGTGCCATATTATTTTTTTTCGTTTATACCGAAAACAGTTTCTTTAGGAGCAGCTTCTGCTTCTACAGGTGCTTCTTCTTGTCTTAAGTTATCAAACTTAGCAACTTTTACTTGAGGTATTTCTACACCTTTCATAAATCTATTACCTCCTAAGTGTCTTGAATCTTTTACAAAAGCGCTTTCTATAGCTGGAGCTAAAAATCCTCCTACTTTGAATCCTTCTTCATTTTGTATTTCTCCTACTTTTTTAAATACTCCTTGTAATCTTTCTTTTTGTTTAGCATAATAACTTTCAATATCTGTTACTATGTTCTGAAGATCATTTAGTACTACTGTCATACCTTTATAGTCTCCATAAGTATCAGCCATTGCAGCTAAATGATTAGTAGCAGCTTCGTTTAAAGTATCTTTAGTTAAAGATTTTTTTATAATCTTTTTGATAGCTTCTTTTAACTGTTCATTCTTTTCATCATCTTTACCCATTGCTTTTTTAATTGCTTTATCTTTAGCAGCCATATAATCATCTCCATCAACATCTCCATCTTTATCGTGATCTATACCTTTCTTTTCAGATACTCCTTTAAGCTTTGTATTAAATGCTTTTACCATAAGGTTAGTTATATGTCTATCGTGTTCATCATCATCTGTAGCTCTAAGATCTGCTATAAGTTCTTTAGCTTCTTCTCTACTAACAGGACCATTATCTCCTTCGTATCTTTCAATCGCTTTTAGAGCATCTTCTACATTTTCGATACCTACTACTTGCATGATGTCACTTAGTACCTCAATATCTTCGGTTACTTTCTCTTCTTCATCTAAACTATCATAATTAACTGATACATAGTTTTCAAATTCTTCTATAGGATCTGCTCCACCATATAGATCATCCATATGAGTTCTTAGAAAGTCTTTAAGTATTCCAGCAGTAACTTCAGGATACTTTCTTCTTAAAATATCTATAGCAGCATTAGCAGCTTCTTTTCTTTTTAAGTGGTATTCCTCTTGATCCATTTCTTCAGCTTCTTTTACTTTAGTATAGTTGCTGTCTTTATCTTCTTTTTCTTTTCCAAATCTATCAATATTCATTACTTCATCAGGTTCTTCTCCAATAATATCTTTCATTGCTTGAACTTTACCAGCAGTTTCAGCAGCATCTTCTCTTTCCATTTCTCTTAATCTATCAGCAGCTGCTTGTAATCTACCTACATCAATACCTAGCTTTTCAGCTAGATCGTCCATTTTTCCTTCTTTTAAAAGTACTTTAGCTTCTCTAAGGTCAGCTTTTTTCATTCCATTAAATACATCTGGTTTATTAGAAACTGGTCTTAGTTGGTCGTTCTTATCTACTTTTGAAGATTCACCAGAAACTAAATTAAGATAATGCATCGGGTCTTTATCTAAATTAGCTTTTGCTTTATTAAGTGCTTCATTATATTGTTCAATATTAATTCTAGCACCAGCATGATAATCAATACCAGCAGCTGCAAATTCATATCTTATACCTCTGTCTAATGACTCTAAGCTATAAGGTAATTTCATTGCATCTATCTTTTCTTCTACTACAACAGGTTTAATTGTTTCATAGAGAAGACCTCTGTTTTTAAGAATTTGTACTGTATCATCGTACCCGTTCCATTGTGTGATGTGTTCTGGGTAACCAAGTCTCATTTGTCTTACAAATTCACTCTTAGCCATTTTACCCTCTTGTACGGCTCTATGCTTTTCTGTTACTGTGTATGTTCTCATTTTTATAAATAGTCAAACGCTTTAGTATGTGATGGTCGTTTAGGACGACTAACCTGCTTGTAACCTTGCTTCTTAAGCGTTTTAATTGCTCGAGTTGCCTTTCCAAATGCAGCTGGTGTTGCATACTGTGCTCCATCACCAGGTGTAAATGATGCTCCGCCACTATTAGTAACGTTAGCTTCGTCTAATTCCTGTTGTACTTCACGTACTAACTGAACTAGTTCCGACCTTTTCATAAGCTTTTAAGCTCGTTTACTAGATCGTAATATTGCATTAGATTAACTAAATGAGTATCTCCAACCTTATCAGTACTTTTTAAAGGTTTGATTGACTTAGATATTTCATCTAATTTAATCTTTAGTATATCATCAGTTACTTTTTTACTTAAACCTTTTACAGCTTCTGCAATTTTACTAAATTCAGTATTAACTAAATTAAATAGTTTTTTACTTGAATTAACTGATGTTATAAATTCTTTTAAAATATTCTTCTGTTCAGGAAGAAGATCTCTATACTTAGTATTAAACTTTTCTAATAAGATTTTAAAGGTTAATAGCTTTAAATCTTTATCATACTTAGAATATTGCTCTATTAATGAGTCTTTAACGTCCTCTGCATTTTGTTTCTTAGATGTTAAATGCTCTAATAAAGTAGTTTTATTATTAATTAAAAAGCTAGGGTCAACTAAATTAGAATTATTTTGTGCTTCTAATAAACAGTATAAAGACGCTAGTGCTTTATAATCTCTTACATCGACAGTAAAAAATTCGTCAATGTTATATTTTTCTTTTATTTCTGATATCAAAGCATACTTTTGTTCTTTAAGTAATTTTTGATTGAATTTTCTTGAAACCTCAGTAATAGTAGAAATGATCGTTTCTGCCTTAGCTTGAGATACTGAATTGTTTTTAACTACAAATTCATATAGCTTATATTCTTTAGCTAAAGTAGTCTTACCGCTATAATACTTTTTTAAAATCTTTATAGCTGTTGACTCTTTATTTTCGAGTACATCAGCAGCGATTTGCTTAACCAGCAATTCGTATATAAGACCAGTATTGCGATACTTTGAATGTTTTATCCTCATTGTATACGTTTACTATATATAAATATGTATTAATTCTCTAAATCTTTAATATTGTCTTCACTTAGCATCTTAGATTCTTTCGTTGCATGCTTTTTAAAAACTATATTTTTAAGATCTTGTTTATTTCTATGATAAACAGCTTGTGTAGATAGGTTCTCTGCTACATTATCGTTATCAGAAGGATATCCACCTTTCATACCTTGTATACCTAATGGATCACGGCCGCCTAAAGCATCGTTGGTTCCGTATACAGATGCTTTTTCTGTTGGTCTACCTCCTTCAGGTCCAGGTTCTCCCCATTCAGGTTCTGTTTCTGAATACCCTGTAGGTATATCTTCTGCTCCTCCGCCTTTAGGAGTTGATGTAGCTCTTCTACCGTACATAGAAGCTAAATCATGTGGAGTACCGTATGTAGTACCAGACTTAGCAGGATCATTTCCTTCTCCTTCAATTTGGGCTATTCTAAATGTTCTTTTAGAATCTTCTCTAACCAAGTCTCTCATTTCCATATATTGATCTTCTGATAAATTAAATATTGATTCGTATATATAGTCAGATGAAAATAGTTTAGTATCTTTCATTTGAGAAGCAAGATCTACTTTTTCTTTAAGTAGAGCTACTTTTTCTTGTTCGAATATAATAGATGGTGTAGTTAACTTAATTTCAAAGTTAGTTAAACTTTCACCAGAGAATCCTTGAGAATATAAATGTACTAGAGCTATTTTAGTAAGCTCTGATTCCATAATCTTCTGTACTCTTTCTACTGTTCTAGCAAATCTTATGTCTTCTGCTGCTAAAGTAGCTTTACCGCTTAGATCTCCTTCATATCCAAAATAAGCTTTAGGTATCTTTAGAGCAGCAAACATTTTGTTAAGTAGGTAATTAACGTCAGTAGTACCGTCGTAATCTAATCCTTTAGTAGTTTCTATTCTAGTTGATTGATCTCCTCCTCTTACAGGTAGATAGAAATCTTCCATCATATTCTGCATATTAAACTTAAGGTTGTATTGACCATCTTCTCCTACATAAGGAGTCTTTTTCATTGAATTAATGGTCTTTTGCATGAATTGCTCTACCTCATTTGGTGGAACGTTTCCTACGTTAATGTAGAACATTCTCTTTTCTGGAGCTCTCATTATACGATGAATTAACATCGCATCTTCCATTAGAGTAACTTGTTTATATATCTTTCTAGCTGGTTCTAAGTATGATCTACCGTATGGTAAGTAAGAGGTATCAGATATTAATCTAAAGTGAGCTATTTCGTAATTGTCAAAATCTATAATTTTTTGGTTCTTTTTACGTCTTCTAGGTAAGTAATTAGTACTCTGTGAAGATGCTAATCCATCTGGGTCTAACTGGAAGATTACTTTAGAAGGATTATCAGGATCTTCTCCCTCTCTTCTTATCATGTGGTATACAGTATAAGGAAGTACGTTGTATACTCCAAACTTTTCAGAAATCTCTAATTTTAAGAAGAAGTCCCCATATTTTACCATGTTTCTAGTCCAAGACCATAAATTAAATTCAATGTTAAGTACATCATAAAATAAATTATAAAGTACTCTTTGTATATTCTCATCAGAAGATTGAATAGCTAATATTTCGTTTTGATCGTTTTTAACTGTTGCTTCGTCAGCTATAATATCTAGAGCAGATGCTATGATTGGATCAGTATCCATTACTTCATAGTCTGAGTATAGTTGAATTCTTAATGTCTGGTAGTTAATATTAGGGTTATAAATATTCTTATTGTTATAGATATAAAGTCTGCTAAATCTATCTACTAGAGAATTAGTTTGATATCTACCAGTATTCTGTATTTTGTTTACATCAGCAATCTTAAGTTCTTTTCCTCCGACGTTTCTTATTACTACGTCGTTTGAAAAAAGTGTCTTAAGTCTACCAAATAGTGATTTATCCGCCATTAAAGTACGTTTTAATTATAAATAGTCTATTTTAATAACCAAGAGATATCTTGTTCGCCCCCTGGTGTATTAACAATATAAGGATTTTTTACTTGATTTCCAACTGTCTTTATCACAGCTTTATTTTGAGCGTTAAGGTTTGTAAACGAAGATAATGACGCTCTAGCTAGGTCCATACCCTGTTGTCTTAGTCTTAACGCAGTATCTCTTACATATAAAGCAGTTGCAAAAGAAATAATTAAATCATCATTATATCTATCTTGAGCTTGTGCTTTACCGTTTTTCCATATAAATACCCTCATTTCAGCCATTAGCCTTTTAGACTGTACGTGTACTGAATGTTCTCTAATATATTCGATTGCTTTAGCAATAACTAATGGACGTGATTTAGCTGACATAGTAAACCCAGGTACTAGTTTATCACGTTCAAACTTATTCATATATGACTCTACTGTGTCTCTATTATTAGTAGGGCTATAGTATAAATTCCTATATTCTCTTTCCATTACCTGTTCTATAGTAGCCCATCCGATATTAGCATTTTCTATAACTAATAAAGCATCATTATACTCAGCTGCAATTCCGACCAGTACATTTCCAAAGTCTTTAGGAGATATTTTACCTTTATATTCTCCTACTTGAACACAGTTTTCTATATCAAATATATGAAATGCAGAGTAATCCGTAGCATCTCCTCTCGCTACATCCGCTACAACCATATATGACTTACTGTAGTCAACTCCTTCCCAAATCCATAAATTACCGTCAACTCCTCTTTTTTCCATAGGGTCTTTTTGGTATGTTTCTTCATAAAAAGATATATCTTCAGGTTCAAATACTGTATCTCCTGAGGATAAGAAATCACAGTCGCATTCTTGACCGGCCATCCTAGGACCTAGGTCTCTGTCTTGTTGTTGTCGCCAAGTTTCATTTCTTTCAGGATGTACTGTCCAAGGTAATCTTATAGGTAAAAAGGAGTTTTCTCCTGTTTCAGCCTTTTCCCAAGTTAAATGAAACCAGTTACCTATTCCGTTAGGAGTAGATAGTGCCATACACTGTCCACCGGTAGCTAATGTTTGTTGAGCAGCAGTATATGTTTCATCTATATTGTCGATAAATGCCGCCTCATCTATTAATAGTAGCGATACCGCTTCAGATCTTGCAGCATCAGCGTTTGAAGATTTTGCAGTAATTTTAGAGCCATTTTTTAATCTTAGAGATAATTTATTTTTTTCTACTGCTCTTAACCTTAACCACTTAGGTAGCTGATCATACATAAAAATAGTCTTAGTAACTAAGTTTCTTGCTGTTGCTTGAGTAGTTGCAAGTGCTAGAACGTTTTTATCTTTATGAAAGAGCATTAACCATAAACTGTAGGCGGCTGATAAAGTTGATATACCTAACTGTCTTGATTTAAGGGTAATAATATACTGGTTATCTTTAAATAAATGTAAGATTTTCTCTTGAAAAGGGTATAAAGCGAAAAGAATTCTACCTCTAGTAGGGTGTTGGATAAAACAATACTTTTTCATAAAGTATGCTGGATCCTTTGCACATTTAAGATATTCCTGTGCAATTATCTTTTTGATATCTTTTGCCATAACTTTTATTGTTCGTCTTCTCCTAAGTAGGAAGTTGCATATCCCATTCTAGGTCTAAAGAGGACATATGAAATTTTTTCAAAAGTAACTCCTAACTTGTCTAAACCTTCAGCCATACTTTCAGGAGAACCAGTTACATACATATATTTACCTGTATTACCTCCTTTTAATCTTGTACCACTACCAAAATCATGAATCATAAAATGACTAAATCCTTCTTTATTAGAATAGTCTATAAAGTGCATTAAACCTACATTACGGTTTATAGATGCTGGATCACTATAATCTATTTTATTGATTCTGCTATCTGCGGGTAAACCTACAACTCCTGTTAAAAAGTCTTTGGTTGTCTTGAGTACATCTCCTTTATTTTCTTTCTTAAATAAATCACTAATTAGGTAAGCAAGATGACTTAATTTATAATCTTTACCTTCGTATGTAAATTTTTTACCGTCTAGTACTACGTTAAATTTAGAGTATGCATTAATAAAAGCAGCACCGCTTATACCGCCTTTAGGTCCTAGTTTAGCACCATTACCCTTAATTTCAAATTCTCCTCCATCAATAGATAAATCTCCTTTACCTCCAACTGTATTAGAAACATTTTTAAAAAGTAGTGACATTGCAACTTCACCCATCCCTACTCCTCGTTTCTTTTCATCTTGAGCGGTATGAAAAAATACAGCTCTTATAGTTGCATCAGATAATCCTGTTTTATTTTTTAGAGTATCAAGTAGATTACCTTTGTGATTATTTGTTGGAAAGGTTGCTTGATTAGATTCATCTTGTAAATATGTTGAGAATTTTTCAGCATCTTCTCTCGGTAAATCTTCTATTATTTGCTGTATTTGTATAGAGTATTTTTTAGCTAGATTACCATAGCCTTTTTTATTCATAGTACTTTTAATACTTCTATAATTACCGAAGTTAGATACTCTTTGGTAAAGTTTAGCAATTTGTTTATCGTCTAATTCAGCGTTTTTAATATAGTCTATTATATCGGCTTTCGTAGGGCCTTGTTCTACTAATTCGGATAATAAATTGTCTAAAATAGCTTTGTCTTCTGGGTTATCCATAGTAGGAGTACCTGTTTTAGATCTCCAAGCCCACTCTGTATATAGTTTATCTGTAATGTTCATTATGCGTCTGGTTCTTCTCCTGCTTCAAAGTCTACAGGTTCATCTGATAAATCAGCTCCTCCACCTTCTTCACCACCTTCACCTCCTGCTAGAGCGTCAAGAGCATCTCCTTCTCCTCCACCACCGCCGGTGTCATCTCCTCCAGGAAAGTCTCCTCCGCCACCGCCACCGCCTCCGGTGTCTACATCAGCAGGTTCTCCTTCGCCAGCTCCTTTCATTGGTGACTCTCTATAAAGTAATTCTAATTTATCTAATGCTTGCTGATAATCATCTATCTTATTAATATAGTACCTTTTACCTTGTATTTGAGCTTGAAATCCATCTCCCATCCATTTAAGTATGTAGTCTTGACCATTTTTAAGGTTCACTCTAAATGAAGTTGGTCTAGGAGAAACCCAGTCTATTGACTCGACGAACTCTTTAAATTGTTCTGTTTGTAGTTTTACTAGAGCTGCTTTTAAGGTAGGAAATTTGCCTAATATCTTATCAGTTGCATCTTCTAAAACAGTACCTTGAGGAGCATCCATATCAGGTTCCTCTTCAGGTGCAGGTTCTTCTTCAGGTTCTTCTTCGTTTAATTGATCAAGTAAACTCTCTTTAAGTACCTCTTCGTAAGCTTCTAATATAATATTTTCTAACTCAGCTTTTTTCATTTTACTTTTTTCTTCTTTTGTGTCCGTGGTGAGATTCCGTAATAACTTTTAATTCACTTACTGGTATATCTCTTACTGTTTTACTTCCTTCTTTGAAAAATACATCATAATGAGTTACTACGTGTTTATTTCCTTCTCTTACTAGAGTGTGCTGTTCTTCTAAACAAATACCGTGTCCATATTTTTCATGTAGAACGTGATTAGCACAATCATGAGCTATATCTCCTTCTTCACCCATATACTCAGATCCATCTGGATTAACAGCATCGGGAGTGATTTTAGGTTCAGGATACATTTCTATAGCTACCCGTACAAAATCTCTTCTTAGGTTTTCGTCTCCTAGCATCTGTTGTTTAAATATAGCGGGGAAGGGTTGGTCGTCTCTTTTTAAAATAGCAGGTAAGATATCTTGAGTAATAAATTCTTCATTGTGAGGATTTAATAATTTTTTTGCAGTAGCTCCTTTTGAAGCATTTCTGTAAGTAGCGTCTAAAGTTCTTTCTAAATAATCGAAAAACTGTTCTCTTGCCTCATCATACGCTGGGGTGCGTATTGAATTAGAAGCTTCATCTAATCCATCTGCTGTTTGCTCACCTCCTTGATCTGTTTCTGTATCTGGTGCTTTAGCAACGTAGTTAAGTAATTTTAGTACTCTTTTTATATTTCCGTTAGATGTAAAATCAGTAGGTTCTTTATCGTTTATTTGATTGAAAAGAGATAATAGAGCTGAAGCCATTGATTGTGCATTTTTTACATTAGCATTATAACCACGTAAAATATTATCTGGTATTGGTTTAGCATCTGCTTCATTAACTCCTTCATATCTATCAGCAGGTTGTTGAAGTTTCATATCTCTAATATCATCTCTAATTGATGCCATTGCTCTAACTAAATTGTTATACTCGTTAGCTGGTATATGAATATACTTACCTCCTATAGTAATCTGTACCATTAATCCTCTTTCTTTACCTCCAGCAAATCTTGTAATTAGTATGCCATTTCTATCGTATAGGTCAGTAGATTCATTAACTGATTCTTCCATATAATCTTCAAGATTCTTATCTACTGGTAATTGAAATTTATCTGCTAAAGCTAATACTATTTCTGCTGCTGCGTCTCTTTCTGATATATCATCATTGTTAGACATATTTTGTATAGCCTTTAATACATCGTCGAAATCTCCTCTTCCTTCATCTAGCTCTTGTCCTTTTCCTATATTAGAGACTCTTCCGTCTTCTTTATCTATTAGTTCTTTTGCTCTTTTATTAAGTTTAACTACATTTTGAATAAACGCTTTTCTTTTAGGATCGTCTTTATCGAGTTTATTCATAGCAGGAGCTTGTTTTTTTATAAGTCTCATTGCTTTAGTAATTTTATCCAATTCAGATTCTTCATTTACATTTGTACCTCCATGTCTAGCCATTGCTGCTTTGAAGTCTCCTTTATATAGCTGCTTAACTATTTTACGTCCTAACATTTCTAATTGATCTAAATCTAAAGAATGAGGTTTATTAAATCCATCTAAATAATTTTGAGCTATTACTCCGTAGTCAGCGGGGTCTATAACGTCTTCTAT